CTTTCCAACTCCTGCGAACTTTTGTGTTCTTGTTATTCATGATGATCCAGACAGTACACTCTCCATCGGGGAAATAATCAATGCCATCGAAACCTTCGGGAGGAACTTCGGTTGCAAATTCTATCCTGGCAGAATTAACGTGTTTTTGGGTTTGTTCTAAAATCATTTTAATGTCTTGTAAGTAAAACCAGAGGGCTTTTGTGGGTCATAGAAACGATCTAGCTTCCCGTCGATGTAACCAAATCGAAACCTGACTGGGGCTCCGAATTCGACCATGATGGTATTGTCATTCCGACCTACGCCTCGCACTCTAAGTTTCATCGTATTTCTTTCTGTAAAAATATCTGTTTACGCTCGGTTCTGGTTTCATCCTACTTTTTAGATAAGCTCGATCAAGAATTCCGTGCTCATAGACAAAAACAGGGTCTCCAAAGAAAACTCTAAATCCTCCGATGTTCTGTATTTTCATCGCCATTCCTTATGATGCCCACGACCCCATCAGGAGCATAGACTACAAATTTACCAGTCGGATAATACCAAAATCTGTAGCCACCGATGGAAACCATTTTACTTTCTTCTACTTTGTAAATTATCATTTCCAAACCCAGAGAGAATGTTTCATTTTATGATCTTCAATTAGTGATGCCCATCGCCCATCCAAAGAATAAATGAACCCTTCTTCGACCATCCATCCTGTTTTCTTTGAATCAGAAAAAGAAATGGCAGCACAGTTACTAATTTTCTTGATGTTCATCTCCAGAATCCTCCGAGTTCGCTGTTGATGTAACATTTATTCGTATTTTTCCAATACGAAAACACATCTTTCTCGAATACAATGCTCAGTCTTTTCGGTGTCGGATAGTTTAAGATGTGCATTATCTCCAGAATCCTTTGCTTGAGTGAGGGTCGTTCATAAAATCTCTGTGGTTCGTTTCGTCGTAGATGAAAAATCTTTTATCAAGGAAAGACAAGAAAATTCTTTGATACGGATTAGGCGTCGTGTTTGTTATGGCAGAAAATGACATACTAATGGTTCTCCTAGTTCCCATCAGTCTAGCACACTAGGAATCCCTTGTCAAGGGGAATTGACTAAATACTAGAAACCTTTCATTCAGGAAAACAAATGACCCCTAATAGCAGAAAAACGCTCAAGGAATGGTGCCTTCGACAATTGGGGGCTCCTGTGCTTGAAATCAACGTGGCAGATTCTCAGGTAGAAGATGCAGTTGATCTTGCCCTAGATTACTTTAAAGAGTATCATGGCGATGGTACACAGAAGACGTATCTTCGTCACAAGGTCACAGGAACTGTCGTGACTGTCTCCAATGCATCTTCCTATGTGAAGGGTGAGATGGCCTCTGGTTCCCTTGGTGGCATGTATACAGTGTTCGATGTAACGTCGCCTACGACCCTGAGACTCATTCCACAGGGGGTAGCATCCCTTCAGGTCAATGAGGTGCTTACAGGGCGTTCTAGTGGCACTGTGGGGGTTGCGACGAACGTTGTCTTAGGTGACATCGACAGAGGTTATCTGACCGTTGGCCCAGGCGTTGAGGCAATCACAAAAGTCTTTCCTCTCACTACTTCCATCTATGGTTCTGGGATCTTCGATATTCGCTATCAGATGCGTCTGAACGACTTGTTCGATCTGTATTCGACTGAGATGACCTATTACACGAATGTGATGCAGCATCTTTCCCTGATCGATTTTCAGTTGACCGTGGAAAAATCCTTTCAGTTCAATCGCTACACGAATCTTCTGACGATTGACATGAACTGGAAGACTGCGATCAATCCAGATGAGTTCATCATGGTTGAAGCCTTTGTGCGTACCGATCCTGAACTTTTCAATGCGATGTACGGTGATCGTCTGCTCCGTAAACTTGCCACTGCCTATATCAAGAAGCAATGGGGCATGAACATGAAAAAATACAACGGTGTGACGATCCTTGGTGGTCTGACCATGAACGGTCAAGTTATCTTTGAGGAAGCGAATCAGGAAATCAAGGAAATCGAAAACGAGATTCGTGACGCCTGGACAGTTCCGCCTCCCATCCTGATTGGCTAAGATGAGTAAAGTAAACAAATATTTTCAGACTGGTGTTCCTGGGGTCTATGCTCCGGAACAGAACATGCTGAACGATCTGATTGAGGAATCCATTCAGATCAACGGTGTTGAGGTTTTCTATATCCCTCGTTCCCTGGTTTCCGTGGATTATCTTTTCGTTGAAGACACTCTCTCCAAGTTTGAGAATGCATATTCAATCGAAATGTATCTTGAGAATACTCAGGGATATGATGGCCCAGGATCTTTTCTTTCCAAGTTCGGGATTGAGATTCAGCAGACCTGCACTTTCACTGTGTCGCGTCGCCGCTGGGAAGAAACTGTTGGATCAACTGGAACCACAATTCTTTCGACAAGGCCGACTGAGGGAGATATCATTTATCTCCCTCTCACCAAGTCAATGTTTGAAATCAAGAAAGTTGAACATTCTTCCCCATTCTATCAGATGGGTAAGCTCTTTGTCTATCGTCTGGATTGCGAACTCTTCAAGTATTCCTCTGAAGGCCTTGACACTGGCATCGCGGAAATTGACATCAATCAATCCCTCTTTTCCTTCTCCGAAGCAGATTCAGGGATCATGGGGGAAGATGGGGCGACACTGGTTGACGAAGTTGGTTGTCCCTTGGTCTCCGACGATCACGGCAATGAACCCTTGAACGGTTCACAGGAAAACATTTTTGACTCTCTGGGACAAGACATTCTTGACTTCTCAGAGAGTTCTCCTTTTGGTGCATTATGAACAAAAACAAAATTCTATTAAATAAAATTAGATCCATCCTTTTAGAAAATGTTTTACCAACAATCGAGCATAAAGGAAAAATGGTCCACACCACGAATTCACTAGGTCAAAGAATCCATCCCACAAATGAAGGAGTCAAACAATTTCATGATTGGTTTGAGGATTCCAAGGTTGTAGATGAGCATGGTAGACCTAAAGTAGTTTACCATGCGACAAGCGGTGACTTCGATAAATTCGATATCAATAGATCGAGCAGTTCAAACAGATTTGGGCATGGATTTTATTTTACGAATGATAGAAAAACATTAGAGTCATATTCTAAGGGTGAGGGTGGTAACATAGTACCGGCTTACTTGAAGATGCATTCACCATACACAGATCATAGCGAATTAAGCGACTCTCAAGTTCACAATTTTTTCTCTGCAATTAAAACCAAAAAATTCAGTAATGGGTATGATGCTACAGAAGACCATGAGAGAATCAAAAAAGATGTCTTAGAAACTCCTAGTAATCGGATGGGTAGATTACTAGGAACAAGCATTTATTTCGATAAACACGAATTCAATCATGGTTTGAATGCTGCTGGGGTAGATGGTTTCATTAAAAATATTTTCAAGGAACCCGAGTATGTTGTGCATCATCCAAATCAAATAAAATCTGCTATTGGAAATAACGGCAAATTTTCAAGCAACGATTCTATTGTAGAATCTCTCATACACAAATACCATGAGCGATAAACAAACAAACAAACTGAGAATGCTGTTGTCTCATGGTGCAGTATCACCGGATCGTGAGAAGAAAATATACGATGAACACGGAATTCATGCGTTCGATGGGATTGGAAACATTTCATCAGAAACGCAAACACACATTCTGCATAATCCTATAGACCCAGGTGATGCTAAAGACATAGCAGACTTTTCTTATCACCCTGAAGTCCTACATAAAGCAGTCGATCTCGCTGTAGCCAAAAAAGATCCTGATATGGCGGAAATCCTTGCAAGCAGAAATACACACCCAGAAACCCAGAAAAGAATGTTTGATTCTGGAAGTCATTTTATGACTGGTCCTTTAAATGCGGGAAACCCAACAGCAGATCAGCTACACCAGATTCATAAAAATGTGTTGGGCATCCCGGAACACAAAAGATCTTGGAACACTCCTTATATTTCAGAAAAAAATATAGGAGCCATGCACACTCACACTTTACAGGACATAAACAAGGTTTTGGGTACGTATTCTGGTCTTACTCATAAGAATGTACGTAAAGAATTAGAACGAAGAGAATTTGATGAGTAACGCTTTTTATTGGGGCATAACAAAAAAGACGATCACTGCCTTTGGATATTTGTTCAAGGGAATGTACTTTTACCGGAAAGATCAATCTGGTAAAATCCGTCAAAAAATCAAGGTACCGATTGTCTATGCCCCAAGACAAAAGTTCCTTCAAAGAATTCTGCAGCAACCAAACATTGAGAACACGACTTTCGAGACAGTTCTTCCTAGAATGTCCTTCGAGATTCTGAGTTATTCCTATGATTCCCAGAGAAAGCTGAATTCCTTCAACAAGAACACAGCAGTCATCAACGGGCAGACCAGAAGCACTTCCTCTGGTGTTCCTTATCTTCTGGAGATTGCCCTTTACATCTACGCGAAGAATCAGGAAGATGCTCTGCAGATCGTTGAGCAAATTCTCCCGAAATTTGGGCCAACAAGAAATCTGACTGTCAAGGTTCTCCCAGAAATGAATATCACGACCGATGTTCCTTTCACTCTCCAGAAAGT